AAAAAAAATAATATACTATGCATTATTTCTTTATAAATAAAACAAGTTAAGCAATTTGAAATAAAAATCAAAGAACTAAATATCAATATGTTTAACCCTTTAATATTTTCAATATTTTCATAAAAATTAAAATATTTACTTTTTATAATATATTTGAAACCATATATGGTGTTATAAACGTTGATAATATAATAAATTAATATAATAGTTAACCATGAAATCCGCAGGAAAAATTGTTTAAGGGTTAACATTAGTGTATTTTTTTATTATTTATTTATTTAACCCTTTAACGGTTTCAGTGTTTTTATTAATTTCATATTTTATCGTTAAAAAATAAAATATGAAACCATCTATGGTAATAATTGTATATATAACTTTACATAATTCAAAATACATTTATCGACAAATCCGTCGGTAAAATCGTTAAATGGTTAAAGGGTTAAACATGAAATCAGAAAGTTAAATACACGAGTTAATATTGAATTTTTACAGGGTAAAGTGTTAAAGAATCAACCATATATTGTAAGACGATTACTAGATGAAAACAGAAATAAAGAACTTATTGAAATAAAAAAGATTAAAAATATAATTAATACTAAAAACCATGAAAAAATAGGACTTACATAGGCACAAATTATATTTAAAACCAACGTAAATAGTATTATATAGAGAAATTGAACAACCAATACAAAGACATTATTATCCACATCGCATTCATAATCTCCTAAACAATAAACATGTGTATTACCCACATTTTGAAATATAAATGAAAAAAGTATTAAAGATGAAATAACTAAATACAACATAGCGGGTGGGCATAAAGTAAAATCCATTATATATATATTTTACTTCGAAACCAAAGTGGGATGTGTAAATAGGTATTTTGAAACCCGTATAATATTTCATATATACAATTTATCACCTGATATTGAATTTGACATAGTTGGCATTGAATTTGACATTAAAGTTCTCCCGCCTTTAATTGATACATATTTAGATTTATGTTTACTGCTTTTTTGGTTTTTCATGCTTCTGACACTTTTATTACCAAATACCATAAATCCTCCTTTTTGGCTACAAGAACAACCGCCATTCATTTTTGTATATTTTGATAACGACTTACGTTTATTGACATTATATTTATTCAATGTTTTATGTGTATATTTTTTTCCACCTGTTATAATGCCACCGCAATTACTACAACCACCGTTGATTTTCTTCATGTCTACTATATTATTTACTGGTTTTTTTTCACAAAGTAACATTTTTTCGAAGCGTTTTTTATTACTATTTATAATTTGATATGGATATATTGTGTTATTATTTGTAGGTAAAATACAGTAATATAATTTCGGATCTATATTTATTTTCTTTGTTAAAATGACTTTTTGTTTATTATAATTATCATTACGCAAAGGTGAATTAACAGATTTATTGTCGTCTGTAGCACTTTTGTTTTTGTTTGAAAGTAAAATTTTTACATTATTGTGAGTAGAATTTTTATTAAGATGCGATTTTTTTGAAAAAGGATTATTAGAAAGAGGAGGTGGAATATTAGTAGACGGTATAATATATTTTTCTTTTACGAATGGAATAGTACTCTTTTTAACTAAGTATTCAGTTATAATAGCAAATTCTTTATCTTCTAACCTATGTGATTCGTAATATTTTTTAAATTTTAATAATCTATTTGTAAAAAATTTTTCTAAAAGGGTTTTCAACTCTTTTAACTCTTCTGTTGTTTTTTCTTTATTTTTCCGTAATATTAATTCTATTATAGAGTTCTGTATCAAATATGTCTTCAGAAAATTCTTTGGTGTAAGATATTCCAAAAAATATACGTAATTGAACTTATCAACAAATAGTAATATCTGATCATCATTAAAATTCAAAAATAATTCATTAAAAACATCTTTTTCTTTATCATTCAAACCCTCTACTTTATTATCATAAAATAATTTAATTGCTTCATCAACTTTTTTTTCTTCTTCAAGAGTTAATGAATACTCGCGTGATAATTCAACAACAGGTGATAATAATGGTTGAAAAGTTTTTTTACGTGACATATATACAATACAATTTTTTTATTCTATATCAACGTGGGTAAGCATATGGCGACGGCAACATACATTATTTAACCCCAAGATATCGAGAACTTCCCCTTCTGCTGTTTTTTTCATATTTTCTTTCGTTAAATACACCACTTTATTAATATCCTTTGATTCCGCTAATTTTTTCTCTTTAACTTTTTCTAAATACCATCGATATTTGTCGGCTAAAACATTCCCGCAAGTAAAACATTTAATTGGAATAATCATTTATGTATTGATGTAATTAATATATAGTATTTATTTATAATCAATTTTTTACAAACACCTAGTCCATCGCTTTTTAGAAACGAGGGAATAAGCTTTTATGCGGTTTTTCAATAATCGTCCTAGAGTCGGTAAATGATTTATGTAATTTGTAATGTTGTGTATATAACTTTATTTTTATTGATGTATATCCTTTTAACCCTTTAACGATTTAATCCGCGGATTTGCGGGTAAATGAAATTTATATTTTTACATATCATTAAATTTATGGACACCATAAATGGTTTCAACTATTTTATAAAAGGTAAAATATTTGGATTTTTGTAAAATTCCTAAAAACGTTAAATGGTTAATAATTTTACCGACAAATTTGTCGGTAAACGAAATTTGATTTATGTATGATTATATATACAGTTATTACCATAAATGGTTTCAAATATTTTATAAAAGATAAAATATATGGATGATGTAAATAGACGAAAGATGTTATATGGTTAATAAGAAATAGGTGTTTTTAACAAGGGTTAACCATTTAGCGGTTTAACCTGCTGATTTCAAGGTTAACCCTTTAATGGTTTCGGTGTTTTTATAAAATCCAAATATTTTACCTTTTATAAAATATTTGAAACTATTATGGTATATTCATTTACCCGCAAATCCGCGGATTAAATCGTTAAAGGGTTAAATGTGCAAATTTGTAAAAATGTAAAATATTTAACTTTTTTATAAATTATTAATAATAATATATTATTATAATATATGGTATGTGATGTAGTAGTTCACAATTAATTACTATACGCCACACCAGCCATTCCGCTCATAACTCGTAAAATGTTATAGTTCACAGCATAGACGCGAACCTTAGAGGTAGCAACACCCGCAACAGCACCAGCGGAAAGAACTAGTTGAAGTACGGCATTGTCAATTCGCGAAAAGTTACATGATCCACTTGGCTGATGTTCCTCAGGGCGAAGGGCAAAACTGTAAACATTAATACCAGTATCAGGGTTTCTGGTGTGATGCTGGTAGGGCTGAACAACGTCGAAATAAGATCCTTCGCGCTCAGAGAATCGATCCTGACCATTAAGTTGAAGTTTAGCGGTAACAACAGGGTTTTCTCCCCAACAATGCATATCAAGAGCAGTCTCAGAAAGGACAAATGTACCTGCGTCACTAACATATGATCCAGATAATGCAGCACCTCCTTGTTGGTTGGTAAATGGTTGGTCTGTGCTAGTAGCAAAACTAGCAGCATACCATTGTTGACTTCCAGGAAGAATAGAACCCATTATACCATCAAGAGCTCCTGGCATTTGGAAAAGACCGTTTGATGCTATAAATGCTGTAGACCCTGCGGTTTCATTAGGACCACCGAAAGCGTGAATTGCGTTTGGAAGGGCATCAATAGCGTCGGTATAGTTAAAAGGCTGTGCGCCAAGAGTACGGAAAAGAATCTGGCTAGCGTCAAGAGAACTACAGTAATCAACGTTAGCATCAGGTTGAACAACCCATATGAGTTCCTTTACAGGATGGTTAAAGTTCAACTTAATCTTGTTAGAAGAAGAACCAACACTCTCATCACCTGTAAATTGTAATTGTTCTATCAAATATTCATGGGGATTCTGCGCCATCTTACGACGTTCATCGGTATCCAAGAAAATATAATCAACATATAGCGAGGCAGCAACTAATGACTGTTGGTAAGCACTGGTGACAGATGCTGTTCCAGTGGTATTGTATAAAGAACCGACCGCCCACAAGCATTCTCCGATAGGGCGAATATCAAGGTTAATTTTGACCTCGTGGTACTGCAAGGCAATCAAAGGTAGTGAAAGTCCAGGGTTCTTTGAAAACCAAAAGAGAAGAGGAATGTAAAGAGTGGTCTCAGGAAGAGCATTACGAGGAGCGCACACCTGGGAGGGACCACTCGCCGAAGAACAAGGTCCTGAAATATTAGCAAACGTTGGGTCAGTAATATAAGTGAGAGCAGTAGTATTTCCAATCATTTTGTAGTATCCACGTTGTTGCTCCTTAGTAAGAGTGACTTGGTTCCATATATGCATCCAGTCACCATACTGTCTGTCGATTCTTTGACCTCCAATCTCAACCTCAACCTGTGCCACCATCTGCTCTCCAATAAAATCTAACCAACGAGCATACACACCATCCTTGAAGGATCCACTGGTGTTAACCAAACCTTGATTAATCTCAGGTAGAGTTACTTGTAGGTAAGTGCGATAACATAAATCACCATTTCTGCTAATTGTACAAGTCACACGTCGACCGAAATCCGCCTGTCCCTGAAATGTTTGTTCAATAGATTCCATAGCAAAATTCGTATGACGACGGTAAGAAACCTTCCAAAAAGTTATTTCGGGTGTACCAGTAAGAAACACATCTTGCGCACCGTATGCTACGAGTTGCATTAAACCGCCTGCCATATTTCTTTAATATACTATATCAAAGAAAATAAATTATGAAATTAATATTTTTCCTAAAGATAATATTTTCGGAATATATTTTGGAATTGTATCAACCAAAAATATAGTTTAACCCTTTAACGATTTTACCGACGGATTTGTCGGTAAACAATTTTGTTTTATGTAAGGTCATATATACATTTATTACCACGAATGGTTTCAAATATTTTATAAACAGTAAAATATTTAGATTTTGTAAAAGCCCTAAAAACGTTAAATGGTTAACCCTTTAACGTTTTTACTGACGGATTTGGGAGGGGGTAAATATTTTTTTGTTTTATGTACGGTAATATATACACAATTATTAAATGGGTTTAACCCTTTAACGATTTAATCCTCGGATTCCATCATTGAATATTTCACGAATTTTTATATGTTATAATTATTTTACACCATAAATTGTTTCATATTTTTTTTAACAATAAAATATGAAATATATAAAAACACTGAAAACGTTAAAGGGTTAACCGAAACCATATAAAGAAATACCACCCCACATATACAAAATACTTTTATAAAAATGACATATAATTCTTCAAATCTTACCACACAAAATCGTCTTTTGTTTGAAAACCTGATGATGTTTTTTAAAGAAAACGGCAATTTACAAAAGATGTCAAGTATAATTAATGGAAATTCGCGGCTTTCTTTACGAATTATTGACTGGTTTGTTACAAATTATGCTAAAAAAAATGACATTATATATCGAAATCCATATTCTCAATCGAAATATAACCGTAGTTTTCGTGTGTATAATGAATACAAACTAAAACTGAAAGCGTATGGAAAAATTAAATTTGATCCTTTTTGTAGATGGTCAAGAATAACTATTCCATATGACAATGAACATTATATGGAAACTACTATTGGACAACTGAATTTTTTCAAATGGTCTATTGAAAATAATATTTTGGAATATATTGAAGAAAATTATGACAAAATTGAAGCAGACATGAATACGCGTAATAGCACTTCACGTCGTAAAAAACAGTCATTAACTGAAGAAGACATGTCCATTTATTCTTCACTCACTTTTAATACAAGTGAAAAAACAACTACTCGTAAAAAACGCGAAGAATTGTCCGTTTCTGCTTGTAAGTGTTTAAAAACGGAAACTGCTGAAGTTATTTTACATTTTTAAATCTTTAATGATTTAATCCTCTGATTCCATCTTTAACTCTTTAACGATTTTACTGACGGATTTGCGAATAAATGAATTTGTTTTATGTATAGTAATGTATATATTTATTACTACGAATGGTTTTAAATATTTCATAAACATTTAAATATTTAGATTTTGTAAAATCCCTAAAAACGTTAAATGGTTAATATCAATAATTATACTATATATGGTTTTGTAAAAACATCGAACGCGATGAAGATTCAATAATTAATGTTTTTTTAATTTAACAGTTTCTCCAGAGAATTTTTCAGTGTTTGAATTTTTTATATAATTTAATTCAAATAAATCAGTATTTGTCCAGGTATTATTTCCCATTATACATGATTCTGAACGAAACTTTCCAATTCTTTCTATAACTGTGTATCCTTTATCTTTCCATATCTGATATTCTTTTTCATGAGTACAATATAATGAACTAACAATCCATTCACCAGTTAAACTATAATTTGTATATAAATAATCATTTTTATTTTCTTCGTCGTTTTCATAAAGTGTAATTTCTTCCATCCCAGAAACGTTTATTCTAATAAATGTAGATAAACCGTAAATTCCAGTATTTGCCCATGTTTCAATTATAATTGGTAAATCAGTTTCATTTATAAATTTAATCATTTTCATTATAAATACAATAATTTATTGTTAACCCTTTATTGTTAAAATAATATTTCCAGAGTAAAATGTAAATAATCTATAAATACTATATATTTATAATATTTATATGTCTAATTCAATTTTCAATACAAATCCATTGAAAGAATCCGAGTCTTTAGAATTGGAACAACGACTTTTAAATAGTGTAAATATTCAATTTGACTATTATTCCATCAACTGTAGAGAAATTCAAAAAACACCGAACGCAATACATTCCATATATAGAGGAAATGCGAATCGTCCAAATATTATAGTAAATAATAACCAATATTTTCCTACGTATTATCAAGCGGTTGAACTAGCAATATATAGTAAATTACATGAAGGTTCACACCAAGCTGAATTGGTTATAAAACACATACCGATTTCAACATATATAACACCTGTTTATCTTTGTTTTTTTATTTATTCAACATCTTCTGTTAAAACCACCGATACCAAAATGAATACGCCATCTCTTGTTGAATCAATAAATACAATTATTCAATCATCAACTCCCTTAGATATTAATATATCCTCTTTATTGACTCCATATGTTTTTACAAAAAATATCAAAAAACAAATACCAATTACATGGCAAATATATGAAACTATAAATAATAACGGAAATTGTATGGTTATTTTGATTAATAAACCATTGTATATTGATTCTATGTTAATCGATCAAATACCGCAAACCAAAACACCTCCATTTAAATTACTGAATACTATAATAGAAGTAGATCAATCGATTGAATCATATGTTACAGCCAATGGAGGTTATGCTTTCTCAAATGATAATCAAAATGAAATGGAATGTGAAATAATTTCGGACAATGAATATGGTGACATACAGGTTGTTCAAATGCCATTACAAGTTGGTAAAGACAGTACAGATATGTTATATATTATGAATATAATGTTATATGTATGTATTGCTATATTTATTATGTTAATTCAAGTTACATTTAGTTTGTCTCTTTTACAATGTATAAAATTCATATTAGGTAGGATTACTGGAATTGATGATGAACACAATAAGACAATATATGCGTATTTTTTGTTGATATTTATATTTTTTTGTATAATAGTAACTTTTCTTATAATAGGATTCATTGGTATTGCTGGTAGCTATAGCTTATTAATGATAGTAATCGGATTTTTTGTTTTTTTAAGTAGTTTTATTGTTATAGTAACAATATATTATAGGGATAATGATGTAAAAAACATATTTAACAATGACGGGCAAGACGGGCAAGAAGGTGTGCGCGTATAACAAGATGACTCTTAACGTAATTAATCCATGGATTTGATGGTAAATAATTTTAGGTTATGTATTGTCATATATACATTTATAGTTATAAATGGTTTCAAATATTTTGTAAAATATAAAATATTTGGATTTTTGTAAAAACCAAAAAACGTTAACAATTTAACGATTTTACCAACAAATTTGTCGGTAAACTAATTTTAGGTTATGTATTGTCATATATACAATTATAGTTATAAATGGTTTCAAATATTTTGTAAAATATAAATAGTTGGATTTGTGAAATTTCCAAAAACGTTAAATAGTGTTGTTTATTTTGTAAAAATCTATTACATATTTATTTGACTGGCATTGTGTATATTTTCACTAATTGGTTGAAACGCCCCCCCAATAATTTTATTTTTTTCATCGGTTATTCTGCCATCGACAAAATTAGTTTCCCCTATAGGTGACATTTTTTCAACAATAACTTCTTCCAATGTTTTTTCAGGTGGTGGATTCATTTTGCGCATTTTTTCATCTTTTATAACTTGACTCGGTGTATATTCAATATAAGCTGTTTTACCAGTAACACGGGAACTTCTTCTTAACAATTCATATGCTACAAAAATATACAATACCCCCAATATGGGATTAACGTATGCAAAAAGTGCTATTGTAATTAAGAATAGTCCAATAATTCCTAAAGGGGTTTCAACAAATTTAGCAAAAGGCTCGGGGATATTTACAGGCAAAACCAAATACAAAATAAAAGAAACTAGTAAAACGTATTCAAGAGGAGAATTGAAATATTTCATTTTATATATATTCAAGAAGAATAAAACGCAAAAATTGATTGTAATAGTCAATATGTGACTTTTTCATATATATCTTGTAAAAAATATAAAAGCCATACGCTATAATTATTATTAACAAAGACAAATTCAAATACTTTTATTACATTAATTGTATGTCAAAGAAAACCGTATTTAAAGTAAAGGGTAAACATAATACTATATTACAGTCGCCACCACCACCACCGTTACTAAAAATCACTCTAACAAATGAATTGAAAGCAATAATAACAGAACATTCATATTTAGGTCAAAAGGGTTATACAATTCCAAAATCTGTTTTACCAGTTGAAGAATTAAATACATTATATAACGAACTGACATTGATACCAATAATTGAAACGCCAATTTCAGGAACACCTCCACCATTACCTATTACTGTTTTCAAAGAGAATATTAAAAAAATGTATATACCCAGATTTTACGGTATTAAACGTTATGGACTTCCTTTGAAAAGCGAAATAGGTAATTTTGTTGAAAATATTAATATATTGTTTGTAAAAACATTGCGCGATTACCAAGAAACGGTGGTTGAAACTTATATTAATAAAGTCAAAGTACCTATTTGTGCCAGTACGACTCTTTTCCAAGAAGGTGGAGGTGGCATATTATCACTTTATACTGGTGCTGGCAAAACTGTCTGTGCTATTAAAATTATTTCTATTATTCAAAGAAAAACACTTATAATTGTACACAAAGAATTTCTTATGAACCAATGGATAGAAAGGATTCGCGAATTTACACCTAATGCTCGTATAGGTCGTATTCAAGGACAAATCTTTGATATTGAAAATAAGGATATAGTATTAGCTATGATGCAAACACTTTACAATGAAGAAAAGACATTTGATCTTTCTTCATTTGGGTTTTGTATAGTGGACGAAGTTCATCGTATAGGTAGTTCACAATTTCATAAATGTCTTTTTCAAATACAAACCCCATTTTGGCTTGGTATATCAGCAACAGTAAAACGCAAAGACCAAATGGAAAAATTATTATATATGTTTATGGGGGATATAGTATATTCTATTGAACGTAAGGGCGAAGATTTTGTAAGTGTTCGTGGAATTGATTACACAACTCAAGACGAAGACTATAATAAGGTTATAACAAATCATCGTGGGGAAATAGCTTATTCCACTATGATTTCAAAAATATGTGGATATGAACCGAGAAGCGATTTTATTATACGAGTTATAGAAAATCTTATTACTGAAAATGGGAATTCACAGCTATTATTATTGAGCCATATTCGTGTAATGTTAGAATATATTTTTGAAAAATTGGTTGAAAAGGGAATATCAACGGGTTTTTACGTAGGTGGAATGAAACAATGTGATTTAGATAACACGGCAAATACAAAACAAGTTGTTTTGTCGACATATATGATGAGTAGCGAGGCATTGGATATACCAACCCTTTCGACTCTTATTTTAGCTTCTCCTAAAACTGATATAGTACAATGTGTTGGACGTATTTTGCGTAAAAAGCACGATACGCCTATAATAGTTGATATAGTGGATTCTCATTCGACATTTCAAAACCAATGGACAAAAAGAAAAGCGTATTATAAAAAATGTAACTATAAAATACAAAAAACGAACAAAGATACATATTTAAAAGTTGAAAACGCGATGTTACAAATTAACGAAGAAAAACAACGTCCACCAATATGGAAAACGTTATATAATCCGAGTTTTTTAGAAAATACCGCCGAAAATCAAAATATAGATACAGAAGACTTGACCAAAAATGAGAGGTTGACTAACATACCATCAGGTATATGCTTATTAACAAATTTATGAACTAAACCCAGCCAAACTTACTTTGACAAACAGAACATGTTTTTGAAGATTTCTTTGATCGTTTGGATTTATTTCTTTTACGCGATTCGCGTTTCTTTGTTCGGCGACGTCTTCCTCCTGTTACAAGTCTAATATTAGGTGCTTGATTTATTGAAACAGATCCGCCTCCATATTCATATAATGGAGTATTTCCACCAACCATACTAGGATACGGTTGTGACATTAGTCCTCCTTGTAAAATATTATATGGTTGATTAAAAGATGTTCCGCTACCAGTTGCCATTATATAATAATATGTTATAAAAATAATAATGTTATAAAAATAATAATGTTATCCCTTTAACGATTTTAGGAATTTTATAAAATCTAAATATTTTACTGTTTATAAAATATTTAAAACCATTCGTGGTAATAAATGTACATATGATCATACATAAAACAAAATTGTTTACCGACAAATCCGTCGGTAAAATTGTTAAAGGGTTATAAAAATAATAATGTTATAAAAATAATAAATTAACCCTTTAACGATTTAATCCGCGGATTTTCGGGTAAATGAAATTTATGGAGACCATAAATGGTTTCAACTATTTTATAAAAGGTAAAATATTTGGATTTTTGTAAAATTCCTAAAAACGTTAAATGGTTAAAAACATTTCTAGATTTATTTATTGTAATAGTATTATATTTCTTATGGATTTGTTTTTTAATCCTTTATTCTAATTTTTTATTTGTAAACATCGTAAAATTGATTGTAATAACCTCTGTAAATAATTATATAAATATATATTAATTAATACAGTTAACTCTATTAAATGTCATATACCGCTATTTCAATTAGTAATATTGTTCAAGATGAAGACAATGATATATTACGGTTTACTCTTTCAAATTTGAACGTTAGTTTCGCAAATGCTTTGCGCAGAATTATTTTATCAGAAATACCAGTAAATGTTATTCGAACAGAAAATAAAGAAATAAATCAGTGTAATATCGAAATTAATACTTGTCGTCTTCATAATGAAATAGTAAAACAACGTTTAAGTTGTATACCTATTCATTTAACCGATTTAGAACTTTTGCCAGAAAAATACGAATTAGA